AGTGCGATCATCTGTAATCGCAATCCATTCTTTTTCGGTTTGTAGCCCTGTAGATACGGCACCAAGTAACGCTCCCTGATTTGCGGCTCTTGTTGTTTCTGTTCGTGCAATGAGTTCTGCACGATAAGCATTGATACCTGACTTTTCTAATTCCGACATCATTTGCGTTATACTCCACCCCTCCTGCATTCCTTTAATCAATACCTTTCGGATAGTTTCCTTTGTTGTAGATGTGATGCCATCGGTCAGCATAGTCAATCCCTGATCAAGGAACAACTTAATCACTATCGCCCATCTTTGTTGCGGTGTCAAGTTATCCTTAATACCTGCCTTTCGCCTAATCTTATCATAGTTGTATTTAGCCATTGTCATTCCTGCACCTTGATGCAGTTGACTGATAATACGTTTCAGTCCGCTTTGATCGGGTTGCTCACCATTGAGTATAGCTTTGCATTGCTTATCAAGTTCCTTCTTGATTAGCACCCTGTATTTCTTCCGGTATTTGTTATAAAGTTGGCGGTACATCTGGCAGATTAGTAAAGTCATCCATTGGCATCAAACCTTGCGGAATATACAACTTTTGATAATCTTCAAGAGGCACATTGGGATCAGGTGCGATACCCATTACTTTGAGTTTTTGTTCCGGGGTCAGCCACCATGAAGTATTGAGCCATTGTGCTTGTGCTTCCCTGTTCGCTTCGAGTTCTTGATATACGGTAAGGTCAAAGTCCACGAATATGTCAGTATTCTTATACCCCCAATCCGTTTTCATCTTCCGATTAAGGTTATCCCGGATAGCAATCAGTTCGGGAAGTACTGCCCGTAATGTCAGCGATTTCTCCGCCTCTCTCATGTTGTTGTATGTGGCCGCATCCTGCGACCCTAATAGTACGGGTGGTACACCATAGATTGAGCATAGTGCTTCCTTATCCCATTTCTCTGCTTCGATTAGTTGCAGGTCTTTTGCAGGTAAACCGATTTGCGTCCATCCTACTTTATACCCACTCACGGCTGCACTACCATGCTTGCCGGCACCTGATGCCATTGATATTTGCGTTTTCAATGCCTGTGCTTGTGCGCCACCGCTTAACGGGTCGAAGCGCATATCATCCATGTAAAGTACCCCTTGCGGCCCCATGTTATCAAACATGGCCACACTTGCGGTCTTTGAACTATTAGAACGGGTCAACACCTTCGATGCCGCCCGGAGTGGTGACAATCCATACAACTGGCCTCCTGTTGCCGACCATTCAGGGTTGAAGTACTTATCATGCAGGATCTCAATCGTATTAAACGGTATGTACTGACCATAGTACAACTGATACGCTACCTTCTTTGGTGGGAATTGCTCAATATCTACCTTTACCGCCATGTATTGTGCAGGTAGTACATACAACTCCATTGGCTTGCCCTTGTTCACGGAAGCATCGCCTACCATCTTTGCATAGACAAAAGAGTTTCCGGTGATCTTCTTAAACCCTACCCATTGTTCGATTAGGTCTGACCATGAATCTTCACTATTCGGATATTTTAACAACTCATTCAACCTGGCATCACCTTCGTATAGTTCAAAGGCCTGTTCTTTCAGTTCCTTTAATTCTTTGAGGTCAATGGTGATGGGTGAGTTTAGTTTCGCCTGGTACTGCTTTGCCTTCGCCTTGTCCTTAACTTTATACACTCCCCAGGGTGCTACTTTCGCCTTTTGGGTAATCAGTTGAATGATAGCATATACCAAGTCATTGCCGATATAACTATCCCTTACTATTTCTGCTTGATTCTGCCCATCCCAAGTTATCAATCCCCTTTCGATTGAAACTTGAACAGGTGATTTAACGGGTGCTGCCTTGCGTTTAAGGAAATCGAATAAACCCATAAGTTATTATTTGTTACTGGCAAAATTACGATTAATTCGCCTACCATACTGCCACCTGAAATTGCGGCTTGTGCAAGTGGGTAAAGATGGCATAACGCATCGCATCGCAATTATGGACTAACACCCCATTAGCAAAATATTCATGCTCATCTTCTACGGTCAGGTCGTAAACTCTTTCCTGCCAACTTGTAACGCACTCGAAGTGCTTTAGCTTTGCAGTTTGGATGGCAGAACTTTGCATGCTTTGTTTTTGCGATGTAATCTTTTCCGCATTGCATACATTTTGATTCAATTGATAGTGGCTTACCGAAATTGTTTTTTCTTGCATGCTCTTTGTGCCATTCAATACCCTCTTTGCTTTTATGCCATTGCTTTGCTGATTCGATTCCTTTTGCATGGAATTCTTTAAACTTTTCTGGATTGCCTTTAATACGTTCTTTTGCATGTTCGCTAAGATGTCTAAAGGATTCGACCTTTTCAAGATTGGATATTTCGTTATTCCATGTGTTACCGTCTTTGTGATGTATGTGGTAACCTTTTTCCCTTTTTCCATTATAATGCTCCCAAACGTACCAATGCATGTGTAGTGGCCCGTTTGTGAAATACCTTGCTCCGGGATGTAGTGTGAATCTTCTGCCATTAAATGTTTGATATGGCTTACCGTTTTCGTTGATTCTAATTTCGAAATCTCTGTCCATTGGTCTTGAGTATAAATTAAATGATTTGAAGTACAACACAAATATACAGAATGCGTATCGAACTGCATCAAATACTTTTCCACTTGTTTCACTCCGTTATTATGTACTCCTAATACCTTTTTATACCCATTGCGAGTTAATACTAAATCCCCTACTTTTATTTCATCTATTCTTTTTTGACCGTTGATAGTTGCTATTTGTGTTTCCCCGATGAAGCATGCATGATCAAACTCTTTCACCGGTTCATCTATCACATTGTCATTCTTATCCTTCTTCCACTTGTAAGATTGCAACTCCCGAATGATGTTTTTACTGTTAGCGGTAACGTACAACGGATAAGATTTAACCTTCAATATCCCGGGCCACACTTCCTTATTAGCCGCCTGTGCATTAATACCGCCCCTGTAAAGTTCTTCAATGCTTTTAGGTTCGGCTGCATCGCAGTATACTGGTTTCCTATCTGATATGTGGTCTTTCACTTCCCGGATAATTTCGGATGGAGTTAACCCCGATTTGTAAATCAATTCGTTGACATAATTAGCCCCTTCGTAATGACATACGTTGACGAGTGCAAGTGGGTGAACATATCCAAAGTCCAACCCATAGAACATATCTCCCCCCTCCGGCATCTTGTCTATTATCTGCCATTTGGTATAGATTATCTCCTTTGCGGCACCTCTTTCCCCTAATCCGTACACCTTCCACATGAAGTCATCGGGCAGGTTCTTATACCCCTCAATAATGTCTATCTGTGTTTGTGATAAGTTGCCTTTATTGTGTATGTAAGTAGATTTTATGCGCTTGTTGTTTGGATTGTCGGCCACATCGTACACCCAACTAACGAAGTCAGCAGGGTTCCAATCTAAAAAGATAGTACCCGTTGTTCGCATGGCCAATTGGTCGAATAGTGCTTTGCGGATAAGGTTCGCTTCATTCACGAAAAGAATATCCCTACCCGGCCCCCTTGCTTTCTGTTCGTCTTCTAACCCGAATAATTCTATATAACTGCCATTGGGGAACTTGTAGATGAAATCGGTGAAGCTAAAATCTTCATCCTTCCACATATTCCATTCTTCCATAATGGTCTTGAAATCCCTGTATGCTCCCCGTTTGATGTGTGGGAGTGAATGGGATACTATGCTGATACGCTTGTTACGCTGCGTAGTTGCTATCTGAATCAGCAGTTGAACAATGGAGAATGATTTCGACGATCGTGATCCCCCCTCATTGCAGATTATCGGGTATCCCTTTTCGTATGCTTCTTTGTTGGCATAGAATACCGATGTCGCCTTTATCTGCTTAACTTGTTGCGATACCACACTTCTTGAATTTCTCGAGTGTTATAAACTCCTCTTTAGTTTTCTGCATAACGCAGTAAACATTCCAACCGTCGGTTGTGTTACCCATTGCCGGATGCTCACCGAGATCAATAAGAGAATACTCACCAAAGGCAGCGAGTAACTTATAAAAATCCGTTGTATAGTAATTAAATCCATGCCCCGGCCAGTTCCCTGTCTTTGGGTTTTCGCTGACAATGAATCCCCCGACTTTAACAAGGTTGTGCTTGTTCTTCCAGCAGTTGTAGATTGCTTTGATGTCATGCTTGCCGTTGGTTCCAACGTGTTCGGAGGTTCCTGCATCCACCAGAAGATCGTATTGTACTCCGAAGTCGTGAAGCAAGGACAAGTCGTATGGCTCACTTCCGTTCTCTCCTGAAATGTCAATGGCCGTGTATTGCTTGTTGGCATAGTATGTATCTTTAACGTATGGTGCAGGTAGTGTAGGATGGCGGTAATCATTCTGTGCGCCTAAATCCACTACTGATTGCACTCTGTCAATAATGATGTCTATTAGTTCGATTGTTTTTCCTGTGTAGCCCATATTATTTACAATAGGTTGATAAATCTTTTAAGTAATCATGGAAAAGATGCCAGTGATATGAATCTGCAATTTCATCATAATCA